ACGAACCCATCTATTCCTAGAACGCTGTCCAATTGTTGGAACATATTGGATGCTCCAAACACACAACCAAATCCTATCGAGTCCTCAAATGACGCGGTGGCTGCCCTTGCCAGGGCTCCCGTCACCTCCGCTTTGATACAGAATTCATACTCGAAGTTTTGTGGTGCTCCAGCTGAGCTAACAAGAATTCCAAGAATGTATCCGGCAGGATAGGATCCATAGGAATCACTAGCAAATTGTAGTTCAGCTATACTATTTGGGGTCAAACAAACGTGGACCCACTCTTCCCCTATCGGGACTTTGTGAGTGCACGATTGATTTTGGGCAGTAGTATAGGTGTAAACACCCAGAGCATTATGATTAGGCTCTTCAATAAGGATATAGCTACCCCCGCGGTTGAGTTCGGTACCCGCATACCGAACATAGAGGGAAGCTGAGACAATCCTACTTTGGAGTCCAGCGGCACCTGTGGCAGTGAAATTGGCATTTGTCCAGGTGCCGTTAACGGCCGCGCCAGTTGTATTGGTAAACGCACCAAGCGCTGTACCAGCCCCCCCAACACTCGTAGCACCTGTGCTGAGGACGCCATTAACATCATTAACGATGTAAGGCGTGGCGATGACCCAACCATATCCGGTTGTGCCGGTAGAGAAAGATCCTCTACTGAAATACGTCTCCTTCTGAGAGAAAGCGGTCTGGTATGGAACCCAGGCCTCCTCCTTAACTTGGCATGAATCATAGAGGGACGCCACCCAACGAAGGGCAGTGTCTGAAAGTCGAAACCCCGGATCCGAAGCTTTCGCCGCAATACTACCTGCAACACGTTCGGGTAGCATATTAGCGATCGCCGCTTGGGATTCTTTAATCGCATCTGATATAGGGAATGCAGATGTCATAGTCAGTATACGTTTGAAAAGGGAAATACGTCGCTAATATTTATTCTCGCTGCGATCCGAGTGGTCTTCGGCCAGCCCGACCAGGGCTTTTCACATACGGCCATAAGGAGCAGTATAAGTGTCTAGGAGATACGCAACATCGGTAGGTGACACTTTGGTGGAAGTATACTCTTCCACAAAGGACAGATCGGCATAGTAATTTTCCAAAGCTACCTGTTGTGTCGGTGGAACTAGAAACGCCTTCCAAAAGGACGCCCTAACCTCTTCCGAAATGGGCATTACAGCACGCTGTTGACGCATGTCTGTGGCAAAGAAATAGAGACCCCGCTCAGTGTTTTTCAACTTATGGATGTCAGTTGGCTTTCCCCATGAGAGGTACTGTTGGTATAGCACTTGAAAAACAGGAATTCCTCCTGCAATAGCCAAGCCACAAGAGCCGACAGCCCACAACCACTCGCGAAGTGGTAATAGGGTTAAATCTGCACAGCAATGTGAATCTTTAGCAATCGCGGGCCAAAAATCCCGTACCATCAAGTAGCCGGCGCTTGTCAACACCGGCCTACACCCACAGAACAAGATCCTCTCAAAGATCCGCTCGGGTCCGAGCACAGTCATCACCATCCCCAATGTCGAAAACCACCTTGGGATAGCGGCCATGATAGCAGGTGCATGCTCTGATTCCAGTATAATGATGCCGTCGTCACCGTCACCTAAATACCGAAACCCCACCTGCATTTCATCAAAGAAGGACCACCACATGCTGCATGCCAATAACGTATTACCACAGCCTGTGTTAGGGTCTCCGGTACCCCTCACTCTTCCAGTCGCAACGAACTTACCCTGTCGACATAGCCCTTTAATGCGATACTTCAGTTGCCATTGCAACAGCTTCGCCAATTCATCCCGATCATTCTCCCCAATCATACTTACATAAAAACTATGCTCATACCTCAGGGCGCTTTCACGGATGTGGGCATCAAATCGATGCGCGTCAACTTTTAGAGCTACTGGGTTCCGAAAATGGAGCCAGTGTTCCCTCAAGACCGCTGCTCTCGCAGCTAAATCGAGTCCCTTTGCAACAGCGGTGTGCCTAAACACCCTATTTATCCCCCTGAACAACTCCTTTTCGATCGGTACAATAAACCTGCCAAGTTCAAATCGGTATCGAGGTTTCCGCGGCTGTATCGGCCGTGGTACCGGATCTGCTTTGCCACCAAACCTGGTGTCGAATAGCAGGAACGTTTTCTCGCGTTTCACAAATGTGCTCACTGTAGCATCTTTAGCAGTGACTCTTCGGGAATGGAGAGGGTCTAAGAATCTCTCATACAAGCGGAACCTGCGATCCCCTCGAAAACGGGCGAGATACTCAGCCCGAGTCAAAGGGATGGTCGAACGAACCACCCGTGATAAGAAGATGCCCCTAAACCTAGCACACACATTCTGAAACGATCCTGGTCTGGCCTCATGCACAAGCTGCCAGTCCGGATTTTTCTCGTAGAAAATACGATCCACAACAGACCGCTCCATATTCGCTATGGAAGAACTGAAGGC